ATCAGAATTAAAAGATCAACTGGATCGTCTAACCCAGGATCTATGGCTAATGCCGAAGTTGCCTTTAGAGAAGGTGATGAGGTTCTAATCTATGGTACGGGCACAGGGGGTGCGGGAGGTTCAGCTACAAGTATTATTCCTATTGGCGGTAAGGGAGCATTTTTTGATAAAGCAACAACTAGAAACGCAAATATTGTATTAGCTGGCCCTACAACTGGAAGTGCTGCTGCACCTACATTTAGATCACTCGTAGTAGCAGACGTACCCACGCTAACGGCAGCGAAGGTTAGTGATTTTGATACTCAGGTAAGAACTTCGAGATTAGATCAAATGACCGCACCTACAAGTGATGTAGGTTTTAATAGTCAAAAAATCACAGGATTAGCAGATCCAACTGCTGATGCTGATGCAGCTAATAAAGGCTATGTAGATGGAGTCGCACAGGGTCTTGATGTAAAAGATTCTGTAAAAGCAACAACTACAGCGAATGGAACTTTAGCCTCTGCTTTTGCCAATGGTCAAACTATAGATGGAGTTTCATTATCAACTAACGATAGAATCCTTCTTAAAAATCAAAATACTGCAACAGAAAATGGTATCTATACTGTCAACGCTTCTGGAGCACCTACCAGGGCAGATGATTTAGCCACTGGTGCTGATGCTGCTGGTGCTTTTATATTTGTAGAGCAAGGCACAGTAAATGCAGAAAATGGTTTTGTTTGTACTTCTAACAAGGGCAGTGCAGTTGTTGGAACGAATAATTTAACCTTTGCTCAGTTTTCTGGGGCTGGTCAAATCATTGCAGGAGATGGCTTAGATAAATCTGGTAATACACTTTCCCTAGACCTTAAATCAAATGGTGGTGTAGTCATAGAATCAACCGAATTAGCTGTTGATCTTTCTGCTAGTTCTATAACAGGAACTTTAGCAATATCTGACGGAGGTACAGGAAGCACAAGTGCTTCTGCTGCGAGAACTGCATTAGGACTTGCAATTGGATCAGATGTACAGGCTTTTGATGCACAGTTAGCAGATGTAGCTGGTCTTACACCTTCTGATAGTGGATTTATTGTAGGTAACGGATCTAATTTTGTTATAGAGTCTGGATCTACTGCTAGAGCTAGTCTTGGATTGACTATAGGTACAGATGTAGAACCACATAGCGATAAGTTAACAGAACTTGCGACTATGGCTCAGACAACTGCAAATGCTTTGGCAGATTTAACAGAATCCGAAGTGCAGATATTAGATGGAGCTACATTAACAACTACTGAATTAAATTATGTTGATGGTGTAACTTCTGCTATTCAAACTCAATTAGATAATAAACAAGCCTTAGATGCTGAATTAACAGAATTAGCCACTATGTCTAGCGGTACTGCTAGTGCATTAGCTGATTTAACAGGAACAGAAGTAGCAATTCTTGATGGAGCTACAGTTACAACTACTGAGTTGAACATTATTGATGGTGGAACGTCAGCAACTTCAACCACTCTTGCAACAGCCGATAGAATGGTAATGAATGACGCTGGCACTATGAAACAAGTAGCATTATCTGATCTTGTTACTTTCTTGGAAGATGGTTCTACTTCGGGTTTTGATATAGACGGAGGATCTTACTAAATTTAACCATCAGGAGGCCAAGCAATGTCAAACACAATCAAGTTAAAAAGAGGTTCTGGTAGCGATCCAACTGCTAGTGACTTAGTTGCAGGAGAAGTAGCTCTAAGAACGGATACTGGTAAATTATTTACAAAGAAAGATAATGGTAACGTAGCTGAGATAGGTGGCTCTGGTATTAGTGACGGAGACAAGGGAGATATAACTGTTAGTAATAGCGGAGATACTTTTACTATTGATAGTGGCGTAATTGATAACGCAAATATAGCTTCAAACGCAGCGATAGCAGGGTCAAAGATTTCTCCTAGTTTCACTTCAAACATAACTATTTCAACAACTGTCCCAACAATTACCTTTACTGATACAGACAACAATCCAGATTTCACTATTAAAAATGATAATGGCGGTTTAAGATTTAGAGATGAAACAAACTCTGCATCAAGATTATTAATTAATTCAGATGGTCATGTTGATATTTTTGGCAATTTAGATGTAAATGCTGGCATTGATGTAACAGGTAATATTACAGTATCAGGTACAGTAGATGGGGTAGATATTGCTGCTCGTAATACATTATTTGGTGGATTGACTTCTAGTTCTGGTGTATTGACTAATGGAGTAACAGCAACGACCCAATCAGCAAGTGATAATTCTACAAAAATTGCAACAACAGCTTACACAGATACAGCAATAGCAAACCTAGTAGACTCTGCACCTGGTACGTTAAACACACTAAATGAACTTGCAGCAGCTTTGGGTGATGATCCAAACTTTGCGACAACAGTTACAAACTCAATAGCAACCA